GTGAAAACGCTCTACATAGATATGGATAATGTCCTAGTTGATTTTCCATCGGGAATCGCAAGGACTCCTGAGCATATACAAGATGCGTATGAAGATCGATTGGATGAAGTCCCAGGTATCTTCTATTTGATGGATCCAATTCCAGGGGCAATTGCCGCATATGAAGAGTTAGCCACTATGTTCGATACCTATATTCTTTCTACTGCACCCTGGGGTAATCCGAGTGCCTGGTCCGATAAGTTGCTATGGGTAAAAGACTATTTGGGTAAGCCGGCATATAAACGATTGATCCTGAGTCACCATAAGAATCTGAATGATGGAGACTTCTTAGTTGATGATCGTCTTAAGAATGGGGTAGATCGATTCAAGGGTGAGCATATTCACTTTGCCACCCCTGAATTCCCAGATTGGGAGACTGTTGTCCGTTATTTAAAGACCAAGGTCTAGAGCATTTTCGTAGCGCTTTCGCGGCCTAACTTAGCTATATTCTCGAGATATTCATACGGATCAAAGGCATCCAGATTATCAACCCCACGAATGCATGGGACCGGACCATAATTTAAATACTCTTGCATCAAGGCGCGTCCAGCGAGAGATGAATATCGCGGTTTACATAAGACCCGATCAATTACCCTCCTGCATGCATCCACAGCATCCGTCAGATCCTCATAATCCCCAATTTGAATCCAAGCGCTCTCATATAGGGGGCGGTTATGGTCAAAGACCTCAACGCTAAGAGGCTTAGATAAATTCACTGCATGCATAGTCATCTCCTGAGTTTTCCGTAGGATAGATAGCATAAGCTCAGGAGATAGCCATGTTTCAATTGGTGGATTGACCACTCCTTTCTCGAATAAAAGCCTGAACCTGTTCAATCGTCCAAAACGAAGATCTTCCAATCTTGATTGGCTTCGGAAATTCGCCTTTCTGAACCATCAGCCAGAACTTAGATTTTGAAACTGGCATCACCTTCAGTATTTGCGGAATTCTCATCAGGGTTATTGGTGGGGTTTGTTGGTTCGCATTACTCATGATTACCCCCATGGCGGGCGCGCTTCATATTTTTTCGATAAACCTGCAAAGCCATCTTCGCAGAACTCATTTTTGTGTATCCATAAGAGCGATACAAGCTATATAAGCGAATTGCCACCATTAAATTCATCTCCTGTTGTGTGTTGTTGTAAGTGAATCTGCGTGTTACTGAGTTGCAATGTAGTCAATGAAATTTAGGTGGTCAATCAAAAGTCAATACCCACTTTATAAACACAAATTAATTTTTGACTACAAAAAAATATTCATTCATAGAAGTAACAAAAGCCAATTAAATAAAGCATTACAGCCCAGTCAGTAAATTCTGATAGAGCTAAGAGAACGGTGGACACGCGTAGATCAATTAAGACTTCGACTCAAGAAATAAATTCTCACGAATTTTTCAAAACAGGATTACAGATATTTGTTAAATAAATAAATTAAAAATAAATTCAGAAAAAACGCGTTTGACGATACGCTTTCCGATTGTTAGATTCATCTCTTGCATAAATTATTTCATGCAAGAAAAGAACAACGCGGAGACAGTATTAAATGAACTACTACGAGCATCACATTGGAGATTACGCAGAAGCCACTGCACATTTGACCTTTATCGAAGACGCTACTTATAGCCGTTTAATTAGAAAGTATTACGCCACAGAAAAACCATTGCCGATTGATGTAAAGCTAGTGCAACGATTGATCAATGCAAGATCAAAAGAAGAAAAAAATTCAGTTATCTCGGTTCTAAATGAATTTTTTACTCTTACTGATGATGGTTGGAGACAAGAGCGCTGTGATCATGAAATAGCTCGCTTTAAAGACAAGCAAATCAAAGCCAGGCGCAGTGCTGAAGGCCGTTGGCAAGCATTTCAGTCAGATGATTTGCGCCAAGAAAATGACCCTCTTAATTCATGCGTTCGCATTGCGACCGCATTGCGAACGCAATGCTCACCAGACACCAGACACCAAACACCAGTCACCAATCTCCATACACCAGACAAACAAAACAATGGGGGTGAAATCGAAAAAGTTTTACAAGGCGATGGTGAAAGGAAAAAACAAATTAAAACTCTTTTTGAAAAGGAGGGTTTGAATATTGGAGTAGACGATGAACGTATTGCCCTGTTGATTCAACAAGACCTAACCGTTGAAGAGGTTGAGGAGGCCATTGCCCAGGCAAAGGAAATGCGAAGGAGGGCATCAAGCTCTACCCCGATCAATACTGGATTTGTTCTGGCCATTCTGAAAGGGATGCGTAGGAAAGCACAAACCCTAGATTCTTCTGAAGATACCTGGTGGAAATCGAAAGAGGGAATTGACCTTAAGGGACGAGAGCTTGGAATGCGAGCTCAAGGCTCGGAGAGTTATGACTCTTTCAAAACCAGAATCTTTGCTGAACTGCGAAAAAGAAAAGAGATCCCAGCTACAACGGAGGCTTCCCATGCAAGCTAACCCATGTATAGCCGGAATCATTGATCGACCCGATATGGAAGATTTCCCAATTGGATCGATCGTTAAAACTCCAAGTGGCCGCGTAGGAACAGTTGTAAAGCATCGCGGGGCCCAAAGTCGTCATGATCTGTTCCAGAGAATCATCATCGAGTTTGACGAGCCCTTTGGCGATTCAGTGGCATTGCAACCCCATCTTTTGAAGATGCTCGGAAGACCAGAAGCATCATCATGATTGAAAACAATCAAAAGAAATCAAAGCCAAAAGCAAAGTCGGCAAATAAAGGAGGAGCTAGGCCAGGAGCAGGGCGTAAAGAGGGCAGCCTCACCAAGAGGACTCGTGAAATCGCAGAGGTAGCTGCTGCACAAGGCATCACACCCTTAGAAGTCATGATGAGCACCATGATGGCGCTTTACAAGGAGGCAGAAAACTACAACAAGCATGATGATCATGCTCATGAAGGTGTAGGTCATGATCACGACATCATGATCACCGAGAGTCGAATCAAGCTTCTGAACATGGCTGCCACCATCGCAAGACACGCTGCCCCCTATGTTCACCCGCGCCTATCTGCAATCGAGCATACGGGTAAGGACGGGGCGCCACTACAAAGTGGTGTCTTGGTAGTGCCAAGCGCCATGAGTATGGATGATTGGGAGCAAGCCGCCCAAGCAAAACACTAGTCCATGAAAACCATCTGGGCACCATTGCCCGGTAGTCAGACTTTGTTTCTGACTTGCCCAGTGTATGAAGTATTGCTAGAGGGCACCCGAGGAGGGGGTAAGACCGATACCTTGCTCATGAGCTATGCACAGCACGTAGGCAGAGGATTTGGCGATCATTGGCGCGGTACATTATTTCGCTTAACTTACCCGCAACTAGCTGACGTAGTAGCCAAGAGTAAGCGCTGGTTCTATCAAATCTTCCCTGGTGCCAAGTTCAATGAATCTGACTACGTGTGGAAATGGCCTACCGGAGAGATGCTGTACTTTCGTTATGGAGCTAACGAAGACGACTACTGGAATTACCATGGCCATGAATACCCCTGGCTAGGATTTGAAGAGTTAACTAACTGGCGCAACCTCTCGTTCTACGAGGCAATGCATTCCACTTGCCGATCATCCCATCCTGGGATGCCAAGAATGGTGAGGGCTACCTGCAATCCATTTGGAGTGGGGCATGCATCGGTTAAAGAGAGATTTCAGATTGGGGCAATACCGGCCGGGCAAATCATCAGGCAAGAGGGCGCATTACCCAGGGTCCGAATACATTCGACGATTTACGAGAACACGCACCTACTCAGAAACGACCCCAACTACCTCATGAGCCTAGAGTCGCTAAGCGATCCAAACAGGCGTAGAGCCTGGTTAGAAGGAGATTGGGATATCCACGTAGGAAGTTTCTTGGAAGGCGTGTGGCAACCCTCTAAACACGTTGTAGAACCCTTTGCTATTCCACCAACATGGAAGGTTTGGCGTTCTATGGATTGGGGATATGCTAGACCATATGCCGTCTATTGGTTTGCCTTGTCTAATGATGGAGTCTATTACCTCTGGCGAGAACTCTATGGATATGGAGATAAAGAAAACACCGGTACCAGGGAAGATGCAACGGTAGTAGCCGAGAAGATAAGGAAGATAGAAGTTCACGACCAACGCCTTGGATATGAATACCGGATGAACTTAGCCGATCCATCCATCTTTTCAAAGATTGGAGCAGAGCGATCCATAGGTCAAATCTTCAGGGATAAGGGAGTGAAATGGACTGAGGCCTATAACGCCCCAAGAAGCAGAGTAAATGGCGCCCAAGAAATCATTCGCCTATTGGCCGAAGGAAGGCTAAAAGTCTTCAGTACTTGTAAGCATTGGCTCAGAACGATCCCTCAATTGCCACCGGATTCATTAAACCCTGAGGATGTAGATACTGATGCCGAGGATCATGCTTGGGATGCGACAAGGTATGGGGTTATGAGGGCAAGAAAAGCTGAAAGCTAAGTTTTTTTACCTTAAAACCCCTTATTTTCAAATATAAGTTGTCTTTTTGTATAATTTCTCCAATAATCTAGTTTAAATTGATTAAAAGAGCCAATATGTTACTCGAGTTCCGCGTTCAAAATTATCGCTCCATTAGGGATGAGCAGGTACTTAGCCTAGTTGCTTCGAACACTGATAATGAGCATCCATCTCATATTGCACACACTGGTATAGCCAGTATTGGAGACTGCGTTCGAAGTGCTGTTATTTACGGACCAAATGCTAGCGGGAAATCCACCTTACTACTTGCGCTAAATTACATGCGTGCAGTCATAGCTGAATCGGCTGCTGTAGTTCAGCCCGGACAAACATACAACGTTCAGCCTTTTAAGCTTGATGAAGGCTGCATAAATAAGCCGACTATATTTGAAATTTCTTTTATTTTTAATGGCATAAGACATCAATATTCATTTGCAATGAATGCAGAGAGAATTATTAGTGAATCACTTTTGCTTTATAAAACACGAAGACCCACGGAATATTTCAATAGAAAATTAAATGCAGATGGGGAAACATACACTTACGAGTTTAGCTCCTATTTAACTGGGCCTAAAAAATTATGGCAGGAAAGTACTAGGTCGAATGCTCTATTTCTTTCAACGGGTGCCCAGCTAAACAGTGACATATTGAGCCCTATTTTTCGTTGGCTGACAGAGAATATTTTGTATCTCCCGCCTGGCGCTGGTCTGGTTAGCGAACTAACTGGTCAGATGCTTTCTACTGATTCTGGTAGGGGTGCAATTAGAGATTTCTTATCTTCAGCTGACATAGGAATATCAAATGTTGAGGCTGTGCAGAGAAAAACTATGCATACCCAGTTTGTGATAAAAGAAGGGGGGGTTGCCCAAGCAAGTCCCGTCGAAAGCGACGTGCTTGTTCCAATTTTTGAGCACTCCACTAAAAAAGGAAAAGCAAAATTTGAGTTATCCGATGAATCGCAGGGCACTCAAAGGCTGTATTGGTTAATTGCACCGTTTTTAGATGTATTAAAGAATGGGCGTATATTAGTTGTGGATGAGTTAGACGCAAGCTTGCACACACTGTTAGTACGAAAATTAATTGCAATGTTTAATGATCCAAATATAAATAAAGCAAATGCTCAATTAATATTTAGTACTCATGATATTTCGCTGCTTGATAACAGTCTGTTCCGAAGAGATCAAATTTGGTTTGTGGAAAAAAATCAAGATCAAGCAACTTGCCTATTCCCATTTACGGACTTTAGCCCAAGAAAGCTTGAGGCTTGGTCTCGCGGGTATTTAACTGGACGATATGGAGCCGTTCCTTTTTTCCCTGATGAGGCAGAAATAGCACGTGAGATATTGGGTTAGATCCAGTGGGAGCGGACAACCAAGCAAAGCATAGGCAGGCTTCACGGGATCTTAGTCGAAAAAAAGCTAAGCGTGATACCTATGAGCGACTTCTTATTATCTGTGAAGGCGAGAAAACGGAACCCCAGTATTTAAATGAAATAAAGAATGAATTAAAGCTAAGAACTGCCCATGTTCAGGTATTCCAAAGTCCTCTTGGCACAACCCCATTACAGGTTGTTGATGGTGCGGAGCATATCTTTCTAAACGGGGATCTTTCAAGGGATATTCGCCCTCGTGAATTTGATAGGATCTTTGTGGTTTTTGATCGAGATAGCCATCAGACTTATTTCAATGCCCTTACACGAGTAAATTCGCTAAATAATCATTATTTAAATGATGATGAAGAGTTGACGCCTTTTCATGCAATTCCTTCGATCCCGTGTTTTGAATTATGGTTACTCTTTCATTTTCAGAATATGCAGTCCCCAATTCAAAGGAGCGACGTTTATAAATTGATTGGCAAATATTTACCGGGCTATGAAAAAGGTTCAAAGGGTCACTGGCAAAATACAAAAGAGAATTTAGATGTTGCTACAAAAAGATCAATGGTGCAGATAGGGCTTGCGCAACCGATAGCTGGCGTTGGACCTAGCACTGCAATGCATGATTTAGTGCTTCATTTGCTGCACCTCAAAGACTGAAAAATTCAAATTAAATTCATTATTCTTAGGGTCTAGCTCTATAAATTGGGTGTGCCCCAAGACCCCAAAGCCCTTCAACAAAAATGGACCGCCCGCATCACTCATGCGCGCGCTCACTGGTCAGCCTTTCATAAGCGCGTAAGGCATAACCGCAATACTGTAGCTGGCTTTAATTGGAATGCAGACCCAACTAGCAAAGACTTCTACAGTCTTAGAGCCAACCTAATACATGGCACTATCTCTGCCGTACTACCCAATGTATATGCAAGAAACCCAGAAATATCCACAACCCCATTAAATTCGGGCGCGGACCTCAAGCTCTTTTGTAGAACACTAGAAGTAGTAACCAATAGAGCTCTAGAGCATGCGCAATTAAAGAATCGAGCCAAGTCAACGGTAAGAGCAGCATTGACTTGTAGCTACGGAATTCTCAAAGTGATGTACCAAAGAGACCCAAGCAAGGATGTTTACATTAAAGGGCGGATTAACGATGCCCAAGAGAATCTACTACTTATCGAAGAGCTAGAGCAAGATCTCGATGACGGTAGTCAAAGTCATCATCATGATGCCAAGAGGGCAGAGTTAGACCAACTCATCGGATCCTTATATGAGCGCTCAGAGGTTAATGCTGCTGAAGGTCTAGTCATTGATAGAGTCCTTACTGAGAATCTGCTCATCGATCCCTCAATCTGTGAGTTCTGGGATTACACCGATGCGGACTGGATCTGCCAAGTTATACCGATGAAGCGCTCGCAGGCTGAGGCTATGTACAAGAAGAATCTAGCCAATGCCAAGATCTACCAACCAGGTCAAGGCGAACCCTCGCATAAGAAAGCCAGGCGTTTAGCCTCCATGCATATGGATGCAAGCAAAAGCCCGGTGAGTGATGATCAGCAGATCGCAGTCTTGGAAATTTGGGATAGAACTACTCAGCGTGTATACACAATGGTAGAGGGCGCGACTGAATGGCTACGTGAACCTTATTCCCCACCAAGGGCTGGTGAGCGCTGGTACCCATTCTTCCTATTGCCTTACCAGGTAGTAGATGGTCAATTCGTTGGTCCAAGCCTAGTTGATCTGACTGAACGACTTCAAGATGAACACAACGAAGCGCGCGATCGCTTTAATCAACATCGAGACCTTTGCATTCCAGGGTGGGTGGCATCAGCAGATATCAATGAGAAAACAATCAAGAAACATGCGGATTCAAGGTTCGGTGAGATCACCATCGTTGATACCGAAGGCAAGCCCCTAAACCAAGTGATTATTCCCAGAGGTCACCCAAAGATAGATCCCATCGTATATGACACCAGTGCAGTGCGTTATGACTGGGAGCAAGTCACAGGCCTACAAGATGCAGCACGCTCAACAGTCGTCAGACCTAAGACAGCTACTGAAGCCAATATCTTACAAAGAGCGTTATCGGGACGCGTATTTGAATTCAAAGACCAGATAGAAGATTGGCTGCAAGAGATAGCGCAATACAGTGCTCAGGTTTTATTGCAGGAGTTAACTAGCGAACAGGTAGAGCGCTACATGGGTGCGCCAATTACTAGAACGACCATGGTCGATGGCAAGCTCAACATTACCAAAGAGAAAACCTATGACTGGCCAACGCTTACCAAAGATCGAATCTTTGACATGGTCGATCTCAGAATCAGAGCGGGCACTACGGGCGCACCAGATGGCATAGAAGAAAAAGAAGGTTGGTTAAAAGTCCTGCCCATGATTACAAATCTATCAATACAAATTCAAAACCTACAAGCTAGAGGAATGGATTACGAACATATCCGTAATCTCCTACGGGAAACGGTCTTGCGATATGACGATCGTATCGATTCAAATCTATTTATACCGAATGTAGAAAAGCAGGCGGAGGGATATGTCGACCCCAACTTTGGAGTCAATCTATTTTCGGAGAGGCAACGAAGAGTCAATAGCGAGATAAGTAGTGAGCGTAATTCATTAAAAGAGGAGATCAGCAATGACGCAGGTGGCAAATGAAGTAACGAGTTTTAAATCAGAGGTTCTCAGCAATGGTGGAGCCATTCAAAGAGCTCAAAATAGGGAAGAGCTAAAAGAACGCGAGCGCTTGAGAAAAGAGGCTGAGGACAAACATGCGGCTGAAGTACATGCCAGGCGAGTAAAGGCAAGAGAGGAGCGTGATCTGAAGTTAGCAGAAAGAGCGGCAGCTCAGAAGGCATCCGATGAAGAAAAGGCAAGAAAAGCTGAGGAGCAAGCAGTTGCCAAATTAGCTAAAGAGCAGGAAGCTGAAAAGCAAAAGGCGCTCAGGGAACAAAAAGCAGAGCCTAAAAGTCAGGCCACAAGCTTGCTTGATGACCTTAGTAAAGCATCCAATTCGAGTAAATCTCTTACGCAAATATCTGAGGATATTGAGGAAGGAGAAGAGTTAGGGGAATTAGAGGCTGAACCAATCTTTGCTCCAATCAAAGGTGAGGTACAGGTACCCGCCATGATGACCGCTCCTGAAGGCGAACTAGAGCCTCAAGCTTATGACCTGGGAGAGTTATTGCCTGCACCAGCTGCCATCACTGTAGATGTACTCCCACAGCCAGCCATTCAGACTGAAAGCGCAGAAGAATTCATCAATCGGGTGTTGAACCCTGGATCTGTGGATTCGAGTCCCGAGAACAATAACAAGCCTAATGAAGAAGCCTCTGGCGACATCAAGTCAAAGCGTGGGTGTGAACGGATTCAAAAGATCATTAATGAAAAGCGAGATCTAGAAAAGCAGGTTGAGGATTTGCAAGTTACTGTGGTGAGTTTGCAAGATGCTCTTCGTAAATATGAAATCGAAAGTCAATTTGTTGATAACGCAATGTCAGCATCTACCAAGCAGAAGAAACCTGCCGAGCTAGTATCAGAGGCCAAGCACCAGATCATCAAATACTTAAACTCTCGCGAAGATGAGGTTGATCATTCGGCTAAGGCTCAATGCTTTTATAAGTATCTGACCGATCCTTTTTATATGCAGGTGTTTGTGCAAACCAATAAACCAGAGCAATGGCAATCTACGATTGAATCCATCTACGACTCAATAGGGATGCCGGAGCCTAACTTCGCTAATGCAAAGATCACGCCAATGCAGACTCTTCAGCCCATTCGGGCGCGAACCTCAACCCTAGGGGCACCGCTAGCTAGCTCTGAAAACCCAATGGACCGTATCGCTCAGCATTTAGGCAATATGGGGATATAGATAGCCGTGAATTACATGCCACTCAAAATCAGTGGCATGTAGACAGAAATGTCTTTAGGCACCATAAGCACCTCATTTTGTCTACAAAACAGCAGATATAGCCCTTTTTCGTCTACAACTTAGCTTATATCGTGAGGATCAAGCAATTGATACTGTGAAGGGTCGTCTGTAAATGCGTTGCAAACCTTCATTTTTTCCCAAAGATTCGGGAAGTTCGAATAATCAAATCCAGCAGTCCAACGCCATGCACGAGTCATGGATCGAATGAAAGGATCAGGATCATTATTTTGAGACAGCGCTTTTAATGGCAGTAAATATTCCTCACGATAAGCTGTGGGAATAATGATGCGAGAGGCGGAATGTTGAGTTAGGTAGGCATTCATCGTTAGGCGCGCAGTTCGGCCGTTACCATCCATAAATGGGTGCACTTCAGTAACAACAAACATCGCCATCAATGCACGCGCAAAAGGGTCTTCTAGTAAAGCGACGCGCTTGAATCCTTCCCGCAAAGTGCCTTTAACAAGCTCGGGGTGAACAAAAATGGTATTGCCCGCTTGGTTGGTTTGCTCTTTCCATTCGCCTGGATTTTTATCTGGACGACTAGAGAGTATTTGGAGGTTACATTGCAAAAGCCACGCTAAGAAATCATCTTCATCTTTTGGAGGCTTAGAGCGAAAGGGCTGCTCCATGATTGCTTTAAAGGTACCAAGTACATCATGTGAATCTTCATTTCGTTTTGGAATCATCTTCCCATCGAAAATAATCTCGGAGGCCTCTTCGACAGTGAATGTAGTTCCTTCAATATAGTTCGAAAAGTAGGATTCAAAGAATGCAAAATGAAAGGCGCTTTTACCCGTTTTTGCCTGATCTTCAATGATGGGGAAAGGTTTTCTTAAAGCAGAAAACAAAGTTTCGAAGATCTCAATGCGATCAGGATCATAAGGTTTACCAGCTGCGCGCGCTAATGCATCAGCAGCCCGTAAAGAGCGGGCTTTACCAGTTTGCATTAAGGCCGAAACAATCGAGTTCAGTGTTTTAAATTGAACCTCAAGACCTAATTGAGGGGCAATTGCTTTAGCGTCATCACGTAGTGCATTGAGCTTATGTTCACCACGAATGGTGCAAAGCTTACTTAAGTAAGACTCAACCCAGGGGCGACCCATAGTGCGAAGATCTGATCCTTTGCGGCTGTAGAGATTCTCTAACAGCCGCCTAGCCTCTGAGGATATAAAGAGTTTTCCATACGGGGTATCGTTTAGCGAATCTTTGTGCGATTGAACTGCAGGAGGACCTGGCAAGATATTGAGAGTCAACCCTGGAAATGCTATTTGACGTGCTCTATTGCCAGACACCAAAAATATATTCCCACTATCATCCGGTTTGCAAAGGTGAGCAGAGCGGTAAGCTACTACGGAGCCTGGATAAAGATATTCGGTAATTTGCCGCCAATTTGGCCGAATGATTTGCTCGAGTGGGCTGTTGAGGTCGCTGGTGTAAATGCCGCGATAAATTTGACGCAAACGACCAGACCTAGCCAAGCGGGAAATTCTCTGGGCATTGGTTTTGTCTTCTCTCGAACTAAAAAGCAAGAGGGGCAGCTGGTCAACGGAAGTGTTCATAGGGTCTCAATTTATGCATTAATGTCAACAACTATGCATATATTATAGTTTAATGTCAACAAAAGTGCGTATAGAATCAAAATAACCCTATTTTTAGGTATATAGACACGGCTATTTCAAAGCCCTTGCATCGTTTACCAGTTGATATATCCGATTGTGCCTGTGAAGGATTTCAAAGAAAAGCCTCAAGGTATTGAGAGCATCAACATCCGCTCTATGTGGGCTGCCTTCAAATTGAAGCTTAAAAGAACCCAAGCCTGAGGATAGACCGCCACTGGGTTTTTTGCCCATGGCAAGCATGTGCAGGCTATACCAAGTTTTGACATCGATCCAGCGACGACCAAAATGGGGAAAGCTGATACCTCGATCTTTAAATTCAGCTTTCAGTTCAAGTGAATCGCCACCGCCCCAAGTAATGGGATTAACAAAGCAATTGCGCTTAGTAATAATTTCACCAATTTCTTTAGCCGCTTGATCATGTGGAACTGCATAGTCAGAAATATCCTGATTACAAATGCCCGTTAATTGGGTGATGAACTCAAAAATAGGCTCTTTAGGATCTAAGAACCATTTATACGTAGATAGGGATTGATTGAGATAGTCATGATAGCTTCCTACCGCCAACCCTATTTGAATGATCTTTGGATTTACTGTGGAATTATCTTGGGCATTATTAAGCTCTAAATCAAGCGCGAAATAACACTGCTCTTTATCCATGAGACCTCTCCAGTATTCGTTTAGATGAATGAGCAATGTAGATGTCGAGTCTCAAAGAGTCAAACAAAATAAATCACCATATTCCTATCAATGAATTGCTGAGAAGGTGATTCCGTCAAGGGTACCCCAAAGGGGTGGCTTGCGCACCCTTGACGGCCACAGGTAAAGAAACGCTCTTTTATGCCCAAGGTGGCGTAATGACACATTGGGCATAAAGACAACTCGCGAACAACAAAAACCCCAGAAATATTCAAACCCTACGCAAACCGCCCCAATAATCAATTCATGTAGTGAGAGCTAAATACTCTAACTACTGCTTCAGACCAATGCGTTAAAGCTAGAGTCGCGCCTAGTAGCGTAGCAATGGATGGGTTCACGCTCCATCACCAGGTATTGAAGCCACCAATTTCTTAAATAACTATTGATGGGGTGGCATATGCCAATTTCAAATACAGACTTGCAAGAGTTAGCTAAGGTTTCCTTAGATGAGTACTTACGCAATCTACCAGTCGACCAAATCGCGGTAGAGCGACCTTTCCTTAAAAAACTCATGGAAGGGCGTAAAAGCCTACTAGGTGCAAAGCAGAACGTTGTCGAGAACATCCGCAAAGAACACGGTAGTAACTTTAGCTGGGCTTTTGGCGAAGAGACGGTCAAGTTCAATAAACGTAATACGACTGAGCAAGCCTCTTTTCCTTGGCGTAGAGCAGTGGATGGCTTATACATTGACTATGACCGACTTTTTAGCAATGGCATCAAGGTGCGCGAGGGTGGGGAACGTGGTTTCCAGTTGGAATACAACGAGCGTGTACAACTCATCAACCTCTTGGATGAGCAATTAGAGGTGTTGAGAGAGGGCTTTCTCAATAAGCTGGACTTAGAGCTACACCGCGACGGCTCACATGGCGCCGATGCGGTAGTCGGACTGGACAGTCTAGTCAGCCTAGCGCCAGATGCTGGAACAGTTGGAGGCATTGATCGAGCTAAAGCAAGCTACTGGCGTAACTACGCTGTCAAAGACATTGCCTCAACAGCGCCAGGTAACTTAGTAGGCGAGATGGAAACCGCATGGCGTCAATGTATTAAGCATGGCGGTAGCCCAGATTTCATCATCGCGGGTGGTAAGTTCATTGATACCTATCGCAAGCAAGTCACAGTGACGCATATTGCTGGATCTGGGGAGACCAAGTACATCGATGCCGGGGTGGGTGCAGGCGTTAACACTGGCTTAGCCTTCAAAGGTGTGGAGATCATCTGGGATCCGCAGTTTGATGAGCTTGATGCTATGGCCAATCGTACGGTGGAGTGGAGTAAGCGCTGCTACTTCCTAAATACCCGCTTTATGAAGCTACGGGATGACGACTTAGACATCGTTGCCCCAATTCGTCCGCACGATACCTTGGCTATGTACGCCATGGTGAACCTACGCTGCGCTTTATCAATCTCAAGAGCGAATGCCCATGCGGTATTGGCGATTCAATAAGGAGGAAATGATGAATAACACCATGAACCACAAAGAACTCATTCATAGTGACTTCCAAATAAAAGAGGTGGAGGCAGTAGTTCGGAGGGATGCCTTCACAACCATCCATGTGTACGTACCGCCTTATGAGACCAATATCCTTCGCAACCTCTTTGGGCGCGAGAACGTCACGGTGTTTGAGCGCCCATCAAAGACCACTATTACTCCAGAGCAGGAGTATGACCGTTTATGCGCCAAGTATGGCCATGAGGTCGTGGCTAAAGTCTTTGGTGAGGATGATGGAGATCGCCTAATGGAGATCATAGAAGGCTTGATGAAAGAAGGTCAGCTCCCAATTCAAGAGAAGGCACTAGAAGGAGCTCTTGAGCAAGAGCCATCAGAAACCAAGGGGGCTAAGAAACGCTAGCAGAAGGGAAGACCACCGCTAGCAGCAGGTGTTTGGGTGCGGCTGCGGGTGTTGAAGTAACCATGGTGTGTGGGCGCGCGTAACTGCGCCCCACTGCCAACACCGAAGAAAAGCCTAGGCGGTAGTGGGGCGGTGGACTTCCATACTTATTTCTACCTTCGAGCATCAAGAAAAGAGCTAATGACATGCTTCCAATCATCACATCTCTAGTACAAACCTTGGCCGTCAATGGCCTTGGTCTGCTTGCGGGCGCGGTTCAAGCCAAAGGCAAGGAATTTATTGAGAGCAAGATTGGCGCGCGCATTCCTGACAACCCTAGCCAGGAAGATCTCATCAAGCTCAAGCAATTAGAGATAGAGCAAGAGCAGCTTCTATTGCAATACACCCTCAAGCAAAAAGAACTCGAGATAGAAGAATCCAAACTTCTAGCTGAGATGCATCGAGCTTCACATGACAATGCCACTCACCGTTGGCAATCAGATATGGGTAGTGACTCCAGGTTATCGAAGAACATCAGACCAGGAACTCTGGTTTATATCCTCACGGCCTACCTGTTATTTGCATTGCTATCAGCAATGGGTATAGATATCAATGAAGTCTATGTAAGGCTTCTTGGCGAATGGGGTCAGTTAGTCATGCTGGCCTATTTTGGCGGTAGATCAGTTGAGAAGATCTTTGAGATGCGTATGCATTGCTCAAATAAAAAAGAAGAAGCTACGTGAATACAAAGGTAAGTGGTCTAGTAGCAGAACAAGCTGCCTTCCTAATTGATGTCAGTAGACTCATTCAGTTTGCCACTGCAGAGGGGTGGGTTGTTACAGGAGGTGAGCTTTGGCGTTCACCTGAGCAGCAGGAGATCTACTTTAAGACCGGTAGATCAAAGACTATGAATAGCAACCACTTAAGGCGTTGCGCTATTGATCTCAATTTCTTTTGGAATGGAAGACTAGTTTGGGATAAGGAGCTCATCCGTACTGTTGGGGAATACTGGGAAAGTCTTAGCCCCAAGAACAGATGGGGTGGGAATTTCAAGGGATTTGTTGATGTTCCCCATTTTGAAAGAATTTGAGTCTAAGGGGAAGGGTGAATCACTTATTGATAGAGAAAATAATTATTTATGTTTCTGCTGAGTATTTGGGTGGTGCTCCTTACTCAGACTGGGGATATCCTACGGAAATGCTATAAGATGCCTTTAGGAGGGGGCTCATGATTAGAAGTATCGATAAAATTAAGTCGCTTGGTGTTTATCAAAACTACACCAGGCCTGCTGGGATTAAAGAGTTCGCAGCAAAGAATTTAATTTATGGATGGAACTACTCTGGTAAAACTACTCTTTCTAGACTTTTTTCAATGCTAGAAGAAAGGGCTCTTCACGCTGACTTTAGTAATTGCGAGTTTACGTTCAATGGCGGAGTTGACGCCATTACAGAGAAAAATTTACATGAATGCAGTTTGTCAGTACGTGTTTTTAATTCTGATTTTATTAGAAATAATCTGTTCTTCGATTCGGGGAGTTGCAACGCAATACTGCTGTTCGGTAAGGAGTCCGAGAAAACTCAAAAAAATATTGATGGGCTTAATAGGAGAATCACTGAATCCAATAGCTCAATTCGAAGTATCAAAAAGAAGATTGACTTTTGTATAGAGTCTACTCAGGAAGAAAAGAAAAAAGCTGCCCAGAACATTCGACAGCAATTAAAGGTTGATCCTTATACAGCTATACACTTATCCAATGACATTCTTGCGCTTACCGCTCTTGCTAAATCACAACTTTTATCCGAAAAAGATCTAGCAGACGCCATCGAGCTCGCACTCACGCCAGACTCAAAAAAGCCGCTTGAAGTTGAGGAGCTTTTGGGTAGGCCGTCTATCGAAGCTCTTCATCAAGAGGCGGTAGTTATTTTGGCGGCTGCCCCTCTGTTTTCCAACACAATTAAGCATCTTGAGGAAAATCCTGAAATTGAGCGTTGGGTAGAGAGTGGTCTTCATCTTCACCCTGATCCAGGCGCTTGCGAATTTTGTGGTAACCAAATCACGTGCGATCAACTTGAAGCATTTCGCTCGCATTTCTCAAAAGACTTTGCCGATCATAAGGCTAAGGTACAGCGATTACTGGATCAAGCCAAGGTCTCTGAGTTCGATATCGAAGCACCAAAGGCCGCCGAGATCAATCCCCAGTTTAGGGAGGCATACCAAGATGCTCTCGGACCCTTCTTGGGAAATATCAAGAAATTCAATGCCGCAGTAAAGGTGCTGGTTGATGAGATTGCTGCTAAAGTTGAGAACCCTCGTAAGACGATGCAGCCATCGCCTCTACCAAATGATCTTGAGGGGGATGTCGTCAACACCATCACTGCGATAAATGCCGTTATTAAAGATAATAATATCCTAGCGGTCAACTTTATTAATGCACGGTCTGAGGCGCTTAAAAAAGCTAGAGCTCACTTTGTTCAAGAGGCAGCAGACAGACTGGAATTTGAGGGTTGGGAGCGAAAAAAAGCTTTACTTAGTAAGCGTTCTGAGCGCTTATGCAACTTTATAAAGCGATTGCAGGCTGAAGTGGATAGGCTTCAAGCGGAAATAAGTCAGGCTCAGCAGGGCCGTGAACGGATAAACGAAAGACTATCGTTCATCCTCGGAAGTGAGGCAATTCAAATCAATGTCACCAAGGATGACGTTGGTTATGAGCGATTTCAACTTGTTCGCAAGAGTGGAGAGGTTGCAACGAACCTTAGCGACGGTGAGCGGACTGCCATCGCCTTTTCCTACTTCTTAACCAAGCTAAGCGAGTTGAAGAGTGAAGACTTTAGGGACACTATCGTCTATATAGATGATCCAATCTCAAGCTTAGACAACAACCATATTTTTCACGTGACCGCCGCTATTAATGACATGTTTTTTACAAAAGTTAATAATAAGTACGGCAAAGAGGTTCGGACAATAACGTGCAAACAAATCTTCATTTCAACACATAATTTTGAGTTCTTTAATCTAATGAGGGAGCTCAGAATTGATGGTGAAGGTTCCGCTCCCCTCTTCCTCATCAAGCGATCATCAGGGGGTCAATCTGAGCTTCGTAATATGCCAAATTCTTTAGCCCGATATAAATCTGAGTATCAGTTTCTTTTTGATCAGATTTATGCGTTTCACAATTCATCCAATAAGATCGAACATGAGCATTTATTTTTTTTGCCTAATGCGCTTCGCCGATTTGTTGAGCTTTATACTTTTTCACGAATTCCCAGTGGTAAAGGGGAGACCGTAGATCACCGAGCTGTTGAGCTTTTTGGGAATGAGCAAGCTAAGTCTGTATTGAAGTTTTTACATATGTTTAGTCATGGAAATACGATTGAACGCCTTACTGGAAATAGTGAGCTTATCTTTTTATTGGAAGAGACAGTAAAAGCTGTATTCGATGAACTTCAAGAAAGGGATTCCCGGCATTGGAAGGCTCTTATTGCAGCGATAGAATCCTGAGTTCGACTGACCTTTAATCTCGCCAATATCTTTTTAAATATTCAAAGGCTGCTCAGATTAATTCGCCTCCAATAACTTCCCCCAATCCTCCATAAGTATGGCGCGTTTTTCTAATTGATCCTGCCTCCTATAAGCAGCCTCTGACTTATTCTTTATGGTATGCGCTAAAGCAAGCTCAACTGTCTCGTTTGGATAGTCGGTAGTTTCTGCCGCCCAATCCCTAAATGTAGATCTAAATCCATGGGGAACATATTGGGAGTAAGCCGGCATTCTCTTCATAATGGCGATTAGAGACATATTTGACATGTTGTCTTTGTTGTAGCGCTTGCTCGGAAATAAGGATTCATTTACCCGATGCTTAGAGAGGTATTCATATATTTCAATAGCTCGTGTATTTAGTGGCACGCGATGTGCTTTGCCAGCTTTCATTCTCTCAGCAGGAATAGTCCAAACCTTATTTTCAATATCAAACTCATCCCATTTGGCATTAAGCACCTCACCTGTCCGTGTAGCCGTAAGAATTAAGAACTCAAGGGCAAGCACAGAGAAGCCACTCTTTGTTCGCAGCTCTCTCATAAACTCACCAATCTGCTGAAATGGCAGGGCGGGGTGGTGACTCTTCTTCTGGATCTTGTTGGCTTTAGGTAAGAGATGGGCTAAGGCGCCTTTAAGGCGTGCAGGGTTATCCCCCTTGATGTATTCATGAGCTTTACACCAGTCAAGGATCACTTCAATTCGTTGTCGTACACGAGTGGCTGTTTCGGTGCGAACATTCCAGAAGGGACCTTCAACTTCACCAGACTTCTTCTTGATTTCTTGTTCTAGAAGTTTGGCGATATGACTGGTATTGATTTGATCAACCCGCATCTTCCCAATTTTTGGATTAACAAAAGTAGCCATGGTGTTTACCCATTGATCAGCATGCTTCGCATTTTTCCATTCTGATCGTTTGGCTGCAATACAACGCTCCGCTGCAATTGAGAAGGTAATTCCATCCTCTGTGGCGGCTATGGCTTCAGTCCGAACCCGATTGCGTTGATCTATCGGATCAACACCATCGAGAATAAATTTACGAAGCTCAAGCGTTTTCCGTCTTGCATCAGCCAGTGAGCGGACTTCAAGCGGGCCTAAACCCATATCTCTGCGTTTGAATGAAGTAGGGCTGGTATAGCGAAATATCCAACTTCGCATGATTTTATTTACCCCTAGCATCACCTGAAGATATAGCCCTCTGGATTCTGAGTCGTGGTAAAAACCGGGTTCAGAAAGATTGGCAATACGACGCGCCGTAAAGCTAAATTTATTCGACAATTGGTACCCCAAACTCAAGCAAAAATCACCCCTTTTGAACCACTATTTAATCAATATATTTTATTGAATCTCAATGGGTTACACGGGAGTGTGGTTACATGGAGACCATACCAATGATGGGTCTAATGATGGAGTTTGAATCCCCCTTTGTACCCACCATGAAAATAAAAAAAACTTAAAACAGATAAAAAAAGCTTAAAAAGCACACCATTTTTTAAGTGCTCGGCAGTCGCAACTCCCTTATGCGCTAACGATGATTTTTTCCCGTAATTCACCCATCAGCAAGACATAGTCTCAGGTGGATTTAGGCGGTTTACTCGGGAGTAGGGTTACCCTTTAAAGTCATATAATTTAAAGGTTTATGGATAATGGTAGAGTTCGTTGGAGGGGCAAAATCTAGACACCTCTTCCGCCAATTCAATAGGTATTACAAGGGTTTGTGGCAATAGAGCAGCCTTGTTACCAAAATCGTTACAAAAGCCATCCTGCGGGGTGGCTTCTTTATTCCTGGCAATTCATAATTAAAGCGAAAAATTTGATCCAAATGCCGATTAGGAGAATCTAACAATGTTTAAAAAAATATGTTTATTTGCTTTCAGTGCTAGCTTAGCTTTCTCCGCTCTTGGACAGTCAGATTCAAATGCTCAAAATCTCAAAGATCGTGTCGATCAAAGAGCTACTTCAAGGGGCGATAACATAACTAAGCAAGATGTCAGGGAGACTGTTCGCGATACACCGGGAAAAGCAAGTGCACCTGTTGGACCAAAGCTTACTGCATGCCCTGGGGAATTTGCTTTCTGTGGCTCTTCAACTTGTAAGCCAACTGGTAGAAAAATTGCCGTCAATGTTGGTGGTGATCACAGAACTAAAAATTATCCTGAGGCAGTTTGCGAGTGCCCAATCATCACTAAAGAAATCGCTGATAAGAATGGAATAGCGCTTGAAGGATTGGCTGGCTAGAATGAAGGAAATATGAAAGGGTCTTGCGCACGCACTGGCCCAGATAGAATTTGGTCATTAATGGGTTTAGAAACAGTGTTTCCAATGGAGAGCGCAACACCTAAATGGCAACCTGGAACAGCTGGGTATCAATCCTGTCCTCAGGGCACAAAAACAACCAATTGCTGGAGCTTTGACTGCAAAGTGAATCCAAAGCCCGTTAAAACCACAACATCCGATGGGCAAGAAATGCTCGTGCGGACTGCTACATGTTCGTGCGCTATTTTTGATGCCTATCTAGGTCACCATACTGGTCCTGATTCATATATGGCAACTGGTGCCGGTAGTCATTACAACAATCCATCAGCAGCATGCTCTCAATATCCCGTTGGAGCCGAAACCGGCCAAAATACTTGGACTGGAGAAGTGCAATAA